GACGTCCAGGCCGCGCCTAACTTCTACGAGGTCCGCATCGCGCAGGCAATCAACCCGCGCTGGACCTGGACCCTAATTTACGACTTCCTTCACGACTTCCCGTGGGGGAATTTCCTAACAGTCTCGGAACTCCGCACGCTCATGGGCTTCTTCAACGCCATGGGCGGCGAGGCCGGAAGCTTCCTGTTTCTGGATCAGGACGATAACTACGTCGGCCCGGCGCTCGTGACAACGCCATGGGCCGCGAACACCTACTATCCCCTGGGCGCGGGCATCTACGACCCGACGCATCACTGGCAACTGGTCACGACCGCGGGAACGACCGGCGCGACCATTCCAGTCTTCAACGATTCGGGCGGGACTACGGCCAGCGGAACGGCAGTCTTCTCCGACCAAGGTTTGCTGACCGGGATTCCGAATACGCCGCTCGCGCAACTCGATCTCGTGAATGACGGCGCTGGGAACTATTACTCGCCGATTCAGCGCACGCTCGACGGCAACTTCTATGAGGACGTGACCGACCTCGACGGCGCGATATCTCTCTATGCTGCGGGCGTCCACCAGACGACCGGCTACAGCGTCCTTGGACCTGGCCTGGCGCTGCCCACGGGTTCGTACATGGGGCTTTACGTCAAATGGACTGCGGCGCCAACGCCGCCCATCACCGCGCAATTCAACTTTTATTTCCGCGTGCGATTCGCTACTGACAGCCAGGATTTCGAGAAATTCCTTAACGCCGGATCGCAGGCAGCGGCCGTAGTAGCCGGCCAAGGCGGCGGCATCTGGACAATCGGCGGGAGCTATGCAGAGAACGGTACCGGAACACTTAAGTTGACCACAGCGAGGCCGACACCACTATGAGCCAGATAGCAACCGTCACCGGTACAGTCGCCGCCTACGCAGGCGGAAGCATTCGGGCATTCTTCGTTCCCCAGGGCGGCGGATCCCCGCCCGTGCTCCAGGCATCCGGCAACATCAATTCATCCGGCGTCTTTTCAATAACGGCGTGGAACAACACCGACGCCACTCTTGCGCCGTCCATCACGCACTTCATCATCGCCGCACCCTCCCCAAACGGCTCAACCACCTATGCCGCCGATGTGCTCATCACCTCTTCGAGCCAGGACATCTCTACACCATTAAGCGGCGCACCGGCCCCGCCCGGGGTAACCCAAATTGTGGCCGGAACCAACGTCACGCTCTCACCGACGGGCGGCACGGGAGTCGTTACCGTCAATGCTTCGTAACGGGGGCCAACCGATGCGAAAGCTGGCCGCACTGTTGTTCCTGCTACTGCCGGCGCCGCTCGCGCTTGCCCAGCAGGCCATAGTCACGGCCACGATCAGCAGTTACGCCGGGGGCGCCGTCACGGCCACCTTCATCCCCCAAGGAACCGGGGGGCCGACGGTCACGGTGGTGAACGGAGCAATCAATCTAAACGGGGCCTTTTCGCTGCTGGTATGGAACAACACGTTCTTTTCCTATGCGCCGTCGATCACCAAGTTTCAAATCTGCGCAGCCTCCCCGAACGCCAGTACCTGCTACACCGCGCCCGTCACCATCACGGGAAACGTTGATATCACCTCGGCATTCAATGGTGCGCCCACGCCGGGCGGAGGAAGTGGGCCCGGCGGCATCAACGAGCTAACCGGCGATGTGATGGCGGGGCCAGGGACGGGTTCGCAGCCGGCAACCCTCGCGACGGTCAACAGCAACATAGGCTCGTGCGGCGACGCAACCCACGTCTCCCAGGTCACGCTTAACGCGAAGGGACTGACGACGGGCTGCACGCCGGTAGCAATCTCGCCGAGCGGCGGGACCTTCACTAACGAAAATCTCTCGTTCTCCGCGACGCCGACGTTCTCTCTGTCCACGACATCGAGCAGGATCCCGCTTTCGGGGAACATCACAACATTCACGCTGGCGGCCGGTACCGACGGCCAGCCCAAGTGCCTGGAGTTTACGCACGACGCGACCAACACGGCCTACACCGTCACGCCTCCGAGCAATGTTCTCGGCTTCATGAATCCCATCGGCACAACGGCGTCCCTTCGCAATCAGCAGTGCTTTACGTATTACACGTCGGACTCAGCCTGGATTGCGCAAACGCCAGGCGTCATCAACCAGTAAACGAAAGGGCGGCACCACATGAAACTGCTCCGGAAGATTACGGCATATCTACTACTGTTCATCGTGTGGGACAACCTAGATTTGAGCATGGCCCAGACCTCCGGGCTGCCCGCCCCCGGCATAAGCCCGCCCCTAACGCTATCAGCGACGGAAGCGCTGTTTGCAAACCTGACCGGCTGCGCAACTGCGACCTACGTGCTCGTCCCGGCAAGCGGCGACTGCGTTGCCCCCTCTGGTCAGACCTTTCCTGCCAGCGGCATCATGGTCAGCACTGGATCGGCCTTTGGCACAAGCTTAACTGCTCCTTCCGGCACGATCGTAGGCACCACCGATACACAAACCCTGACCAACAAGACTCTGGACGGAGTTACCCCAACCACGATGGGGTACGTGGACCCGACCAGTTCAATCCAGACTCAGTTGAACGGTAAGGCGGCCACGGGAAACAATAGCTCGATTACGCAATTGAGTGGCTTGACAACCCCCATCGGCATCGTGGCCAGTTATGAATCTGTGGCTTCTTCGACTACCCCAACTTTTTCAAACACGGTTAGATACAGTACGAATATTCTGACTGCAAGTGTAACTAGCTTTACGCTTGCCGCACCTTCGGCTAACTACTACGGCCAGGATAAAGTCCTTACCTTTTGCCAGAACGCAACCGGCGGATACACTGTAACTCCGCCGTCAAATGTCCACGGATTCATGACGGTCGGCACCACACTCTCCAAATGCAGTTCTCAGCATTTCAATTACGATGAATCTCAAACCGCGTGGCTCTCTGATGGCCCCGGGGTAATCAATGAGTAGGATCCGCAACGCGCTAACTCTGCTGGCGCTGGCGGTAGCCATGCAGGCGCTCGCGCAGACGGCCGGACTTAGCGCGCTGCCGGTTGGGACGACGAAGCAGATAGGCGTCAGCCAGGGCGCCGTTTCGCCGGAGACGTTCGTTGATTTCCCCGAGCGCCTCTTCGTCCCTGCGGCGAACTGCAATAACACGACCGCGGGCGCCGGCTGGTCCATTCCTTCCGGGGGAACGGTCACATGCCGGGCGGGCACAAACAACCTCGGCGGCTATATCGCAATCACCGACACATCGACGACCTTCGCCCAGTTTGCAGTCACGATCCCCGAGGATTGGGATACCGGAACCGACCCCTACATTCGCTTCCAGCTCGCCTATCCGGGGACGGACGGCTCCTCTTCGCACACGATCATTCCCCAAATCAAGGTTTCCTGCGCGAAAGGCGATGGCAGTACGACGGACGATGTGTCATTTAATGCCGCCCATTCATCGAGTACGATCACGCTTTCGTCGGCGACCGCGAATGAGTTCTTCGTCTCTTCAAACGTGCAAATGAACTCGACCGACGTGACCGGATGCGTCGCCGGCAGCTTAATGATTATTCAAGTGGGACGAGCAACTGACACAGCAACTTCGGCCGTAAACTTCTACGGGGCCACCGTCACCTTCCCAAGATTGATCACAGTGCAGGCTAACTGATGAAAAAGCTACTATGGGCGCTCATGGCGGCTTGCTGCATGTTGCCCGCGATCGCACTGGGGCAATATGTTCAGGCCGGATTTAACGTGGGAGCCACGTCAGTCCCGACGCCTGCTGTGGTGCAGGGACCTATCGTAACGGCGACTGACGTTCAGGTAAACACCAATCTGGGCGGTGGAGCTGTTACCGACAATTATATGGTTAAATGTTTCCCATACGCTACGCAGTCGGGAAACACTATCATTGTCATGGTGGTCACGGCATCTGCCACAAGTAACATTTCATTAACCGACGACGGCTCTTCATCTAATACTTATTCCCTCCCCTCCGGTGCTTCTGAAACAGCGGGTAGCCAAACAATAGCCTTTTACGTCGCACCGGTTACTCATGCTTCGCATTGCGTCAGTCTGACCTTCGCCACGCCTACAGGCGCAACTCACAATCAGATGACCATGTGGGAGTACGACAATCTGGGAGCGGTTGATAAAGCGTGCGCGGCGACGGTAACAAGCGGCACGTCGCTGGCCTGTGCCTCGATGACGCCCACCGTGAACGGTGACCTTTTGCTAATTGCCGCAAACGCCGTTACATACGGTACCAAGCCCACCGGATTCACTAGTTATACAGCTCAAACCGGTACTACGCCGACGTGGACGCTCGCCACAAACGACGGGCTCGGCTGGTCAGCAGCGCAGACTGGGATTCAGGCAACCGCTGGCGCGGTCACGGGCGCAATAACGGCAGCCTCGGCGGTGACCCGTGCGAACATTGCGGGTTTGGCAATCAAAGCCGTGACAGCCGGTGCAGCGCATCCTTCCGGCCCTTACTTACTCTCGATGGAAGTTCAAAACTCTGGGTATCCATCGACTAATGGTTGGGGATACTCAACCGCTTCCACCGCTACCACGCAGACGGTCAACTTCCCATGTCAGGGCAACGCACCGATCTTATTGGTGGGAAACATCGATTCAACAACAGTCACAGGGGTGACCGACAACAACAGCAACACTTGGGCAGGACTCACCAGGGTAGACAGTTCGGGAGACGGGTTCTCAATCCAGTATTACAACACCACCAACTATCCGGCCACTTGCAATGGGACAGAAAAAGTGACCGTGACCTATGGCGCCAACCCATCCGATCTAGATCCCTTGTGGGTTTTCTTCGACGTGGCAGGCGCAGCATCTGGCTATGACTCTACGGCCACTTGCAGTTCCGGGTCTACGCCGTGTGCGACAAATACTTCATGTGCGTCCAGCTCGACGGCAACAGGAGCACACATCACTCCCAGCGGATTTCCGGCCCTGGTGCTGAGTTACTTTAACCAGGACTTCGATACGATCAGTGGCATCAACGTGGGGCAGTTCTTAACTGCTGAGGAAATATGCCCGAATGGGACCAACACCGGCTGTGGAGCTGCTGGTACGGGTACTTTCTATAACTACCAGGGATCTGGTCTGGAGCAAGATGCGGGCATCATGGCCGATAGACTGGCAAGTGGCTCAGCAGCACTCACCTGGTCGGCCCAAAATACACAGAGTCAAAACATCGGCGCGTGCTTTAGTAGCACCTTGGCCGTGAAGTAAGGGTGATTCTCTTAATGACTTCGGCGGTGCTCTACACGAGCGGCACATCGGCCCAGACCTTTACGTGGACCATTCAAAACACGAATAGCCAGGGAATCGACTACTACTTCTTCCAGGCAATTTCGGTGAAACCGTGAGACAGTGCATAAGCGGTGCAGGCGTTGACACAACCACATCCGTCGTCACGTATCTTGCGGGCACCGTCAACCCTCTCATTCGGCACCTGTACCTGATCGGCGACCAGGATAACCCGCAGTCCATCTTCATGACCGACCACGAGGCACCGGTCATCTATCCGCCCTGGGGAACGTTCTATCCAGCCGTGGTTTCCAAGGGGTCGATCACATGCAAGGTTGGACTCGACGTTCAGAACACCACAGTAAGCTGGTCACCCTCAAACCAAGACTTTACTTCGAGCGCGGCGACCGCAACGCCGCTGCAGCTTGCCCGCCAGCACTTCTATGACAACTGGCCGGTAAGGATCTGGAAATGCTTCATGCCGACGCCGGGCGATGCGAGCACGCTCGGCGCCTGCGAATGGTTCGGCGGCCGGATCGCAAACACGACGCTGGGCCGAAACCAGATTCAATTTCAGATCAACTCGTTCTTGGATGTGGTGACGCAGAAGGTTCCCGCGAACGTCATCGAGAGCACGTCGACCTTGGCCGGCTACACGGCGGCGACCATTCCTGCGGGCGACCCTTCAATCCCCATCTTCAACGTATTCGTGGGGACAACGACAAACGCCATCATTGCGGACTGCATCTCGCCGACGCCGGGGAAGATTTACGCATTCAACCTGTTCGTGGCCGGATACCTGGTCTTCGTCAGCACTAACCCGGGCTCGACGCTGGGCGGTTTCTGGAGCGCGATCTCGACCAACAACGAGTTTGTTGACGGCAACGGCAACACGCACAGCGTCTTCGATATCTATTCGTCGATGCCGTGGGCTCCGACGCCGGGTGTCGACCAGTTTTATGTGAGCACCGCAGCGCCGATCAATCAGGGCGACTCGCCGAACTTCGCCGGCTTTCCGTTCGTGCCCAGCCCGCAGAGCGCCGTTTAGGTCTTTGCAATCATCTCCAAGGACATTTCATGAAAAGACTCACACTGCTCCTGGGTGCGCTGCTGGCCCTCTGCGCGCCGATGGTACGCGCTCAAACCATTAATGCGGCGAGCTGCTCGGCTGCCGACGTGCAGACAGCCTTTAACTCAGTTGTCACCTCGACGACGCAGGTAAATATCCCGGCGGGGAGCTGCAACTGGACCACTCAGGTCACACTCAATGTGCCTTCAGGAAATACCAACCTCTCCATCATTGGGGCCACCACGATAAGCGGGTCCTGCGCTCCCGGGGGAACCTGCACGGCAACGGACAGCACAACGATTACCGACAACGATGGAGCAGACCAGAATTGCCTGATCTGTCTTGGTCCGGGCGTAGCATCATCCTTTTTCAGGCTTTCTGGGTTGACGGTAAACATTGGGTCAGGCCATGTGAAATACAACGGCATGGTCGCCGTAAGCGGATATTCGCAAAGTACTCGTCTTGATCATCTTCACCTGAATGCCGGTCCGAATACCCCGATGAGAATTGGCTCCGGCGGTTGGATGTATGGGGTCATGGACCACAGCATCATTGAAGACAGTGGAGCAGTCGACGTCTGGGATGACAACTGGGGCAATCCCGGGGGTACGACGAATACCAATTATTTCGGCGATGATTCCTTTGCCACGGCGACGAACTTCGGTAGCGGAAACGCCTTCTTCTTTGAGAACAACGTCTTCAACAGCGGTTCGATTCCCGGGCAATCGGCCTCTTACATGAATGACTGCTATTCCGGCGGCCGACTCGTCATCCGCTATAACACCATGAACAACGTGGGCATGGACGAGCACCCCACGGGGGGTGCCGGAGCCGACATCCGCGGCTGCCGGAGCATGGAGGTTTACGGAAACCAGTTCAACGGTGCTATTTCGCCGACGACCGAGACGTATGACTTCTTTTACATGCAGTCGGCGACGGCCCTGGTCTGGAACAATACCGCATCCGGCTACGAGCACTTTCTAGATCTACACACCACGCGCAGTACCGATACCACCTATGCCCAGTCTCCTACCCCTGGAGGGTGGGGATATTGCGGAAGCACGTCGGGGCTCTCGGGGGATGAATCCGCGTGGGATCAAACACCCACTTCAACCTATGGCTACAAGTGCCTGGATGAACCGGGAACCGGGCAGTCTGATCTGTTGAATGGAACGGCGCCAAGCAAAGTCGATACTGCGACAGGTACGTTAACCTGGCCAAATCAGGCGCTCGAACCACTCTATGAATGGCTGAACAGCTATACCCCCTCATCTGGCTTTCCCAGCTCGACCTATTACACCGGGTACGCTCCCGGCCTGGCTGCGAACACTGATTATTATGCGTACACCGGGAGTTTTACCGGCAGCAGCGGAACGGGCAGCGGATTGCTCGCTTCGCGCCCCGCAAGCTGCACGACCGGCGTGGCCTACTGGGCGACCGACCAAAGCACGCTCTACAAGTGCGTGGGGACGAACAGCTGGGCAAGTTATTACACCCCTTACGTTTATCCGCATCCGCTCGACACTGGCGGGGGCAGTATCACGCTCGCCTCGATAGCGGTAACAGGAGCGAACACGACGGCCGTAGGAGGAACGGTCGATTTGACGGCAACCTGCACCTATACGGGTTCCGGGGCGCCGTCCCCGACCAATTGCACCGGACCGAGTACCGATTCTCAGGGAAACGCAGCAACGTGGACAAGCGGCACAACCTTACATGCCACGGTGGGGTCGACGACAGGCATAGTCACGGGCGTGGCCGCCGGCACGTCCAACATCACGGCCACTGCGGCCGGTGTCAATAGCCCGGGCTTTACTGTCACCGTTTCGTCGACCACCACGTATTACATGTCGCCCTCGGGAAGCGATTCGAATTCCGGCACAAGTTCGGGTTCGCCCTGGGCTACCCCTAACCACTCCATAGCTTGCGGCACCACGATTTCAGCGGCGGCGGGCGCTTACGGGACAGCCCTTGGCTTCGGCAATTGGGGCACGGTAACGGGCTGCGGCTCGGGTTCATCGGAAAACATCGCGGCTGTGGTTTGCGCGACTCCATTCGCCTGCACGGTGAGCCTCACCAGCGGCTCGCCGGGCGTCGGGATAACGGCTTCCAACTGGGGCGTCTTTGGTTTCGTCGCCACGGCGACCGGCGGCACGGCATCGTGCTTCGAGGCCTACCCGCTGGGCGGCTCGACCATCCACCACATCGTTTTCGGGAACGATATCGCCAACGGCTGCAACAGTGCCGGCTTCTCGTCTCCTCCAAACGGATCTGCCGGCGTCGATTATTTCAACGTCGTCGGATCGATCTCATACAACGGATCGCAGGAATCGTCCGAGTGCGGGAGCGGCATCTCCATCTGGGAACCGGTGCAAAGCGATACCTTGGCTGGCACCCATATTTACATTTCGCAGACGTTCGACTGGCATAACGTGAACCCGAACCCCTGCGCGGGCACGCCGCCCACCGACGGGGAAGGGATAATCTTCGATACTTGGGATGCTAATTCGTACGCCCAGCAAGGCGTGATGGAAAACAACATCTCGCTCTACAACGGCAATACGGGACTTCGCGTTGACTCGACCACCCTGGCCCACACCTTCATTCTGAACAACACGGCCTATGCGAACGCGCAGGATTCCGCAATGGTCTCCTCGGAGTTCGGCGAGATCTTTCTCCAGGAGGACAATAACGCAACCGCTTCCAAGAACATAGTGCAGCCGACGGTCAACACGGTTGGCGGCTACCCGGTTTACACCTATGGCCTCAGCTTCTACAGCGCCGGGTCACCGGGCACAAACACGGTATCGAATAACCAGGGCTACAGTTCGTTCGGGAACGACACGAATTGCCAGGGAACCTGCACCGGATTCACCTTCGGACCCGGGAACACGACCACGAACCCGTCATTTACCAGCGCCCCGGGAAGCGTCCCCAGCGCCCCGAGCTGCAGCTCCTACGCGACCGTGCCCGCTTGCATGGCGGCGCTCATCACGGACCTCACGCCGACAAACGGCAACGCCTCATGGGGCTACCAGCCGGTCTCAGGCAGCGTCGTATCCGACCCGTACTTTCCGGCGTGGCTATGCAATGTGACCCAGCTATCGGGCTTGGTCACCAGGGGATGCGCGGCAGGTCCCACCCTCAGTTCGATCGCCGTGACCACGACCGGTGGAATAACTACCTTCGGAATCGGCGTAACGAATCAGCTCACCGCGACCTGCACGTACACCGGAAGCGGTGCGCCCTCGCCGACCAATTGCACCACGACCGATTCGCAGGGCAACCGCGCGTCCTTCACCAGCGGGACGCCGGCAACCGGAACAGTGACCTCGCCCGGCGGTCTCTTCACCGCGGTAGCGGCCGGCACGACGAACGTCACTGCCAATGTCGGCGCGGTCACCAGTTCGCCCGTCACCTTGACGGTGAGCCCATCGGTTCTCGCGGCCACGCCCAGCTTCTCACCGACCTCAGCCACGTTTAGCGGAAGCCTCTCCGTCACCATCTCGGATACGACTCCCAGCTCGACCATCTACTACACCAACGATGGCAGTACGCCTACGACGGGATCGACCGTCTATTCGAGCCCGTTGACGCTGACGGCTACCACCACGCTCAAGGCGATTGCCACGGCTTCGGGATTCGTGCAGAGCAACATCGGAACGTCTGTCTACACACTCTCATCGGGCGGCGATACGCGCACGGTGACAGAGCCCGTCTTCCCGCCGGTATGCCAGGTGCTCAACGCGGTGCTCTCGATCGGCACAAGCACCTCGATCAATAACGACCCCTACAACGTCACGCCTTACCTGCCGGCGAATAACTTCAGCTATGAGCCGTCGTCGGAGACGGCATTTGATACGACCCGCGTCCAGAACGCGCTCAATAGCTGCGCGAGCGGCCAAGCGGTAGAACTCGCACCCAGCACGGACGGCACCAAGTACGGCTTTCTTCTGCAACGCATCACCGTCCCCACGGGTGTGAGTCTCACGATCGACCCCGGCGTCGGCGTTTATGCCAGCAGGAACCCGGCCGACTACGGCGGGACCAATTGCGGCGTGGTAACCTCCGCGGGCGGCGGATGCAATCACTGGATCACGGGGCCGAACACAACCGGCTCCGGGATTTACGGCTATGGCCGCTTGGACGGCCGCGGATGGGACCGGCTCTTGGTCGGCGGCGTCCAGCAAAGCTATTCGTGGTACTCGAACACGATCCAGGCCTACTGCAATAAGCACAGCGGCGCAATCAACGGCTCGCCGCCTTGCACGCCGAACTCGCAGGGTGGAAATCAGTACGGCCCGAACATCTTAGCCATGGTCAACGCCAGCAGCTTCACGCTTTACAAGACGACCCTTCATGCCGGGCCGGAATTTCAATTTGAGTGGGAGGGCACTAACGGCGGTACGCAGGCAAACGGGCTGACCGTTTGGGGCGCGAAAATCATCACCCCATTTGAAACCAGCAATACCGACGGTATTGACCCAACAAACAATTTTCAGAATGTCACGGTTGAGGACAGCTTCATATCCAATGGCGACAACCAGATGGCCATGAAGAGCACCAATGGCGGCGGCGCTGGAAAGAACGTCTCCATCCTGAATAACCATACCTATGCCGGAATCGAGATCGGCATCGGCAGCGATACGGGTGGAGGATTCAGCAACGTCGTCGTAAGCGGCCTCACGCAGAATGGCAACCTGAACAACGTCCAGAGCGCCGGCATTGGCATCAACAGCTCAACCTCCAATGGAGGCACCGTCTCAAACATCACGTTCACCGATATTTGCCAGGTGAACGAGCATGACACATGGAGGTTCTACACGAATTATGGCTGCGACACCGGCTCGCAGACCCCGCTCTATACCGGCATCAAGCTGTCGAACATCACCGTCCTTCCCTCGACCGCGCCCTACACCACTGGCAACTCTGGATACTTCACCTTCCAGGGCCTCAACAGCAGCAACCTGATGGGTCTGTCGCTCAATAACATCAACATCAATGGAACCAACCAGGGCGTGACACAGCAGTGCAGCGTGACGAAGGACCAGTACGCGCAAATCGCCTTGGGCCCGAACTTTGTCGATTCCTCGCTATTGAGTCAGTTCGCAGCCGGGACGAGCGTCAACACGACCGGAAGCGGCAGCGGTGGCACGCCATACAACTGCAGCTATCCCTCAAGCTTCCAGCCCATCGTAGGCGAACTGTTGATGATGACGCCCACGGCAACCAACCAGCAATGCCGGCCGAACTGCACCTTCTCGGGTTCCACGGCAACGTACACCTTGCAGGTAGTGATCCAGCCGGCGACTGAGATCAACTCCAAGGAGTCTTATGCGCTGACCAGCGGCCCGATCACGTTCTCTGACAATGGGACCCCGGTCGGCACGGCCACCATCGGGACCTACGGAGATAACGGAACGCTGGCGCAACTCACGCTGACCAACGTCGCCGCGGGCACCCACCACTATACGGCGACCTATCCCAGCGATGGCCATTATGCGTCGTGGACTCCATACACCTTTGGCAGTCTTAACGTCGATATCAACGGCTGCACTCCAGGCTGCACGGCGCCGCCGACATTCTCGCCGACCACCGAGGGCTTCACCGGCACGGTAACTGTCACAATCTCCGACTCCAGCCCATCGCCGACGATCTACTACACGACGGATGGAAGCGTACCAACCACGGGCTCGTCGGTTTATTCAACTCCGCTGACCTTCAGCGCGACCACAACGTTGCGCGCCATTGCTACTTCGTCGGGACTCACCACGAGCACGTCGAGCCAAGCAGTCTATACGCTCGGATCGAACCCTGCAGCAACGCCAACCTTCTCGCCCAACTCCGAGACCTTCACCGGAAGCATCTCGGTAGTCATTAGCGATTCGACCAGCAGTCCGACCGTCTATTACACGCTCGATGGTTCGACCCCGACGACCGCCTCCACGGTTTATTCTGGACCCCTTGCCATCTCCGCAAGCACAACCGTCAAGGCAATTGCCACGGCGAGCGGCTTTACGCAAAGCGCGGTCGGAACCGCAGTCTATTCGCTGAGCGGTCCAACCGCAGCGACGCCTCTCTTTACGCCGGGCTCGCAGGCGTTCACCGGGACGCTCTCGGTTGTGATCTCCGATACCACGCCGAGCTCGACGATCTACTACACAACCAATGGGACCACGCCCAACACTGGCTCGACAGTCTATTCAGGCCCCATCAGCGTCTCGGCAAACACGATCATTAACGCCATTGCGGTCGCGACCGGGTACATCACGAGCGCCATGGGCACGGCGACCTACACGCTGAGCAGCCAGACGCCGACCATCATTCCGGGCCCGCAGAAGTTCTCGACGACGCTGACGGTCAGCATCGTTAGTCCGGCGGGCGGCGTCATTCACTACACGGTGGACGGGAGCACGCCGACGAGTGCGTCGCCGCTCTATGCAGGGGCCTTTACGATCAGCGCAAGCACGACGGTGAAGGCGATCACGATAGTCTCGGGCGTTACGAGCCTTCCGGCGACGGTGATCTATACGCAGGGGCAGTGTTTTGGGTGCTGGTGGAAATGATGAACCTAAAGAGAAGAATCCGGCAGTTCCTTACTCAGCCTCGCGAAATCAGACTGCAGCAATTCAAAGAGGCGGTCGCGCACATGGAAGAAACGATGACGCCAGAGGAGATGCGCCTCTTCGTAAAGTTCCCGTGCGGACCGCGGATGCTTGCGGAACAAAGAAAGAGACGCCTCAGTGGAAACGGCGGCTAGCGCGATATCCCGCGACGACGCGGTGAAGATTGCGCGGAGTTGGATTGGGACGCCGTACGTTTTAGGCGGACGGGTCAAGGGTGCAGGGACAGATTGCGCCACATGCCTGGCCGAGTACCTTCTTGAGTGCGGTTTCGCAGAGCGCGAGGATCTCGGCGTCTACTCGCACGATTGGTTCTGCCACGCGCCGGACGAGCGTTACATGCTGCGGCTGATTCGGCACGCACGCAAGACGTTGGAAGGCCGGTGCCGCGGCACGGTGGAAGCCTCGCCCGGCGACCTGATTCTCTTCAAGGTGGCGCGCTCCCGGCTCTTCAACCATGGCGGCATTGTGACCCGCTGGCCGTTCATGGTCCACGCTGCGAACCCGGTTGTGAAGGAACAGAACTGCGTGACTCACTGGATGACCGGGTATACCGAGTTCGCGGTGTTTGATCCTTGGCCTACTGAACAATCGCTAGCGCCTTCCGGTGGCTCAGCCTGTTTGGGTCCACACCTGTTAGGTACGCATTGATGAATGACAGCGGCAACACCTTAGAACTCCATCCATAGGCGGCCATCAAAGGCTTCTTGTTTTGGTTATCCAGGCGGGTAGCCATTCGCTTTGTTCTGCACACCGAGACTTTAAACAGGTCACCGCGAATGTACGTAAAGACGAGCCACTTTTCCATGAGCGCAATCTTACTTGGAGCGGGCCCTGAATGCTAAGTGGAAAAGCAGCAGCCGCGACCAAGCCGACAGCGCTCGGGTCACTGCTCCAGGCTGCAACCTATGGGCAAACCATCCCGGTCATCTACGGGATGACGCAAAGCCCCTTGCTCGCCATCTGGACCGCGAACATCCGCCAGGGCGGCAGCACAAAGAAGCTCAAGCAAGACATCAAGGGCGTGACCACATACGTCGAGAACATCGACTTCTTGCTCGGGCACAACCCCATCATGGGTGTCCAGCAGATGTGGAATAACGGGAGTCCCATCCCGCTCAACTTCATCACCCTCGCGGTGGGCGGGTCCGGGGCGGCCTCCTACACCATCGATGACCCGTATTTCTACTCGATCATCGCGGTCACGGTGGACCAGACATACACCGACGTGGTCTTCAACGATTACGGCGGGAACGGGCCGCAGAGCCTTTCGGGTACCATGCCCACGCCGTGTTGGAACACGCTGTTTTCCGGGCCGGCCTGGATTTCGCAGCAGCGCAACTTCCCATATACCTACCGCTGGGAGCCTTCGTACGGGTCGACGTTCTATCTCGACGGGCCGTTTTATGCCGCTCCAGGCGGCGTGGTCACGGTCTACTATACGCAGCTCAGGGCCGCCACCAGCTACCTGCCGCCGATCCAAAAGGAGATGCTTGTCTTCGAGCCGCAGCTCGGCTCCGGGGCCGAGTACGAGGACGCCAACCTTACGGCCCAGCAGATCGTCTACCCGATGTTCGCGGGGCTTGGATCCTCAAGCATCGACCTCGGCGCGGGCGGCGTAATCCCGCAACTGCAGGTCGAGGTCCAGGGCAAGTGGGGCCTCTATCCAACCGGCGATGCCGACTTCGCCGACATGATCGAGGACGTCTTCCGCTCAGGCGTTGCCCAGGCAGCAATCGGCGACACCACCGGAACCATGCCGGGGTTTACCCAGGTTGAGCACGGGCTTTCGGGCTACGACTTTCCCGGCTGCGTGCAGAATCAATTTGCGGGCGGCGCGGATTTTCCTTCAAATCCCATCCCGTACAACCAGCCGAATACGAAGGGGAATTTCCTGGTCGTCATCGCCACTTCCGGGGCGACGGCCACGCTGGGCATATCGGACACGGCAGGGAACACATGGACACCGCTGCTCGCCTCGGGCCTGTATATGCAGGTCTGGTGGGCACAAGCAAAAGCGTCAGGCCCAAACACCGTCGCAATCAGCGGGCCGCAGGGAAACGACAGCGGCACGCAATTGCTCGAGATTGGAGGCGTCGACACCTTTGACAGTTCGACCATCGGAACGAGCCCGAGCGTTTCCCAGGTAACAACCAATCAGCAGGGCTTCCCGGCCTACATTCTTACCTTCTCGCTGTGGACGCCCGGCTCGCCCGGCTTTAGCACGACGCCGAATATACCGCTCTGGACGCCACTCAACGCGCCGAGCAACGTTTACGACCTGAACGCTCCCTATGAGTTAATCTTTTCGCGCACCGTGGAAACGCCGGGGACATACAAGTTCACGATGCCGCAACCCAGCTCGAATCCCAGCTACGTTTGCTCGCTGGCGTTCAAGTGCGCCATCGCGCCGCCAAGCTATCCGGCGCCGGTCGGCGACTACGTCGACAATTACTCGCTCGACACGGTACGCCTGCAATGCCGCGCCAATGGCCTCTGGGGCTCGCTCACGATGGATTCCCAGCAGGCGGCGAGCGATTGGCTGACTACGCTCTACCAGGCGGCCGACGCGGCGCCGCTGTTCATGGGGTTCAAGCTTTACAGCATCCCCTACTCGGAAGTCTCGAAGATTGGGAACGGCGCCATCTTCAACGCCTACACGGCGTGCGGGCCGATCGCAAATCTGAGCACGGAGAACGGGGACTTCGTCGCATCGGGAAATACCCCACCGCTGACCATCAAGACGGCCGCACGCGTTGACCAGCCAAACGTGCTGCAGATGCAGTGCATCAACCGGAGCTCGAACTACAACCCGAGCGTGGTCGAGCAACCGGACGCGGTGGGGATCTCGCTCTTCGGCATACGCAAGGCCGACCCGGTGCAGAATTACGCCATCCAGGATGTGTCAATCGCGCGCCAGATTCTCGGCATCATGGTGCGCAAGCTCCAATACGGGGGAGACGTTGCCAGCTTTACGGTCCCGGCCAAATGGTGCCTGCTCTCGCCGATGGATTTGATTACGGTGACGGACCCGCTCATGGGCGTCAATCAGTTACCCGTGCGCATCACCTCGATGGCCGAGCAGACCGACGGCTCGATCCAGTGCCAGGCCGAGCCCTTCGTTTACGGCATGTACGCGCCCACGCCGTTTTCAGCGAGCCAGTCCGGGGGCAGTTCGCCAAGCACGGGTGCAACCGTCACTCAGCCGATAAATCCGCCCATCATCTTCGAGCCGGTTCCGGGGCTGATCGGCTCGGCAAATCAGGGCCAGGTGTGGCTTGTCATCTCGGACCCGGACCCGAACTTCGCCGGCGCGCAGGTCTACATCTCAACCGATGGCGGAGCGAGCTATATTTCCGCAGGTTCGCCCACCATAGGAAACGGAGTTCAGGGCGTCACCGTGGACGATTGGCCGGGTGCATCGAGCCCTGATACGACGAATAACCTCAGCGTCAACCTTACCGAGAGCGCGGAGACACTTCAGAGCTACCCGGTCGCAACCGAGGATGGGTTCGTTTATCCCTGCTATGTAGAAAACGGGCCTCCGACGCCAGTCCTGCGTGGCTCTTCGTTTCTAACTCAGGGCCCAATTAGCAACACGATCCTCATCCCTCTCCCGGCCGGCTCAGAGGTGGGGGACCTTGCAATCCTTTTCGCTTCTGCCGGCGACAACATAGCCCCGGTCCCAGAAACCGGATGGGCGAACGCATACAGCGGGGGCGGCGGCGGCCCCTGGTCACAAATCTCCGTATATAAGCTGCTGATTAGCTTCGATATCACACTCGGATATGTGGAGGTCCAGTGCCCCGCAGGAGCCTTCGATATGGCTGGCGGGCTCGTCGTATTCGTTGGGCCTACTGGCGGCATACGCGAAACCGAGGGCATCGGAGGAGATGGCGGCAACATAACCCTGACCAACACGACTTCCGGGGCGGTTCTCGATACTGACGTGGCTGTTTACTGGGCCTCTCTTCGCCAAGATGGCGGCCCCATCGATGCGCCCGTCATTACACCATCGACCGGCACAGCTAATACCCTTGGCGGTTCCGGAACGACGAATATCTATGCCCTACTCGCAGATCAGGTTATGCCGGGTGGCGCGGTCACGGTCGAAAATAACTTTGTCGCGGCCGGCAACGGAGGCTTTGCGGTCCAAGTGATTGTCGAGAGCGCCGCAACGCCAGAAGTGCCGTATGAGTTGATGACCTACGGCGCGGCGACGCTGACTGCGGTTTACAACTACACCCTTATGGCCACCGGGGTCGGAAACCATCTGGACCGTGCAGTTCTCGGGGCGCCGGCTACGGGCGTCGGCGTCGACCATCCAAACGGCTCTGCATTCGCCCTTCTGCCGCCGAGCGGACAGGGCATTTGCAAAGTACCGTTGCTGCCGGCCTGGGTCGGCGAAACGGTGCATTTCAAGATGCTCCCCTTCAATTCCTTCGGCGTCGTGACGGGAACGCTCGCCGACGCAACCGCATACCCATACACGGTCCTCGGCACGAGCGGGACGGGTGCCCAAACTATCTCGGTTAATGGTTCTTAGATGGGCGCATTCCAGGCAAATTTTTCCAACGTAACCCCGGCCGCGCCAGCGGATTACCCGAGTGTCTATTGGCAAAAGGGCCTAAGCCCTACCGGTGTAAACGCGGCGGGCCTGCCGATTTACGACGTCTCGGCCTACGTGCCGGTCGTTCTCGGCCCGGGCCCCGGCGGCACGCATGACGAGCCGCTGACCGATGGCAATGGAAACATAATCTTCGCTGCGACGCTCACGCTCGGAGGCGACGTAATCGTGGTTCTGGGAGTGCCAAATTGACGACCATTGCTCAAGTAATCCTTGAAGGCATCTACGCCGACATCCCCGCCTATGGCATCCCCGGGCGCCTCTACTTCGCCACGGACACGAACATCACTTATCGCGACTCGGGTTCGGCCTGGGTCGAAGTGTTGTCCGGCGGCACCGGCACCGGAACGGTAACCAGCGTTGCGCTCACCGTGCCGGCGATTCTGTCTGTGAGCGGCTCGCCGATCACCGGTTCAGGCACGCTCGCGGTAACCCTTGCCACGGAGACGGCGAACGAAGTCTTTGCCGGCCCGGCGTCAGGATCCGCAGCAGATCCAACCTTCCGCGCATTGGCGGCGGCCGATTTGCCCTTGGCAACCACCGGCGCATTCGGAGCGGTCAAGCCCGACGGCTCTACCATCACCATTTCTGCCGGTGTCATCAGTTCGACTGCGCTCGCCAATCCGATGACGACCGAAGGGGACATCATCTACGGCGGCGCGTCGGGTGTGCCCACCCGGTTGGCTGCTGGAACCAGCGGCGACGTTCTCCAGACGAATGGCTCCAGCTCGGCGCCCACATGGGTGACGCCCAGCGGCGGAGGCGGAGGCGGCCTATTCAGTGCCATCATGAGCGCGGTACCGACGCAGGCCGGCATCTCGCTCACAACCGCCTACAATCAATCGGGTACCTTCACCGCAACGAACAATCCAACCGGCATCACGCTCGTCGACACAGGAACCCTCGGCGTTCATGTAGAGGGCATCCTGGGAACGTATCCGGGGTCGGCCTTTACCCTTAACGCGCTGTTCTCGATGCCGGCCGGAATCATCAATGGGACCACGCAGCCGGTTTCGACCACGGGATTCGCCATCGTTATCGCCAATACGACAACCGGGGAGGCGCTCTATCTGGGTTTGCTCGATTACGGTGGGCCGCCATGGAACATCTACGTTGTCGAACTCACCAACCCGACCACGCTCGGGACGCAGTTAGTACTGGCCGCGGATGGCATCCTTCAGCAAAGCCCGTTCGTATGGCTCCAGTTGCAGGACGATGGAACCAGCATCTACTTTCGCTTCTCCTACGACGGAAGCCTTTGGACGCAGGTCTACACAGTTACTAAATCTTCTAGCTATCTTGGCTCTGGTGGTTTCAACTATTTGGGTTATGCAATTCTGCCGGACGGAGGACCGGTTGGTAACACGCTCATGAGTTGGGCGACCTAAACATTCATTTGGCCGGAATGCCGAGCGCCACGGTGCCGGTGATCGGCCAGTCCTCCACCTTGGGATTCCCTTTGTCGTCCGTCGTGAGCAACTTGATCGAGTTCTTTTCGCGACGCCCGTGGAAGATGGTGCCGCTATCCCAGGTGTGGCATGCGCTATGGCCGCGCCTCTGCACGATGAGAGCGACGGAGGCCGCAGCTTGGTCGCGCAGGCTCATGGTGCAAAAGTTGCCAATCATGAAACTGCCCACATTGCTGGTAGTAACGACAACGTATTGGGTAGGATAAGCGCCCTCGCCGGCTGACGCTACTCCACCCAAGGCGAGCATCAAAAGCATGATCTTGATTAGCATTTCAGTCTCCAGCGGGGAAGGGACCTACAATCTATCATGGCCGGCGCGAAAAGAGCGAGCCAATCACCGTTCCGGGCCATCAAAGCAAAGTAGGGCTCCAGGCCAGGGCAGGTAGTAACGAAGTACCGCGGTAACCATTCAAACTGGGGAGTGACCTGGCCATGGGGGAAGACGAAGTAAGCGCGACGCGCGGTTGGGTAACCGCAGAGGTTAAAAAGCAAATGGAACCTCTAATCAAGGGAATGGAAGAGATCAAGAGGCAGAATGCCGAACAGACCCGACTTTTGAGCGAGCATGCGACAGGCGACCAGCTTAGAATCGAGGGCATCGCGGAGCAAACCACGGGGCTAACGAAGCTTCTGGGCGACCACGCTAAGGTCGTGGACCAGTTCGACCACTGGCGCAGGGCGCTTTGGGGAAACGGGACGGGGCCGCCAGGCTTCCTCGAGGTAGCGCGCGCGGAAGACAAACAAAAATACAGCGATCTCCTCAAGGCTGTCACCGGCCTCCAGGCCGATCGATACCGCGAGCAAGGTAAGACGGACCTGCGCAAGGAGCAAGCGGAAGACCATCTAAAGGCAGAGGGACTGTCAGACACGAAGAAGACCAACAAGCTTCAGCGGGCGCACATTTGGCTCGCGATCGCTACTGTCTTCGCGGGCACCTGGATTCTGGACCTGATTAAGCCGCTCCTCGTCCATATGCTGGCAAATCTGACCAAGTAAAAGCGGCTAGACCGCGAAGGCACAGCCCTCCCCCGGGGAGGGCTTTTCTATTGGTGAAAAACGGAATGGCAGACGCAAAGACGGCCGTGGATTTCGTCATGCTGCAGGAAGACTCGACCCTCTCGGGGAAGCTAACGGTGGACAGGGGCGGTCGAACGCGGTTCGGGATTGCGGAGAAGTATCATCCAGAGCTGACCGCGACGGGTTTCTATGGAGCGATGCCGAATCCGCAAGCGCAAGCGATCGCCGAGGAAACGATGGAATTGGCTTACTGGGACCACATGGACGGCGGCGCGATCGTCTCCCAGTATTTCGCGAATCGCCTGCTCTCGTTCTGCGTCAACGAGGGCACGGAGACCACCGTTCTGTTGCTCCAAAAAAGCCTGAACGCGCTCGGTGCCCGTTTGGCGGTCGATGGAGAACCGGGTCCTGAAACCGTTGCCGCCATAAACAGCGCCTGTGCGGCCCAGCAAGCGGCGCTGATGGTTCAGTGGCGCGATACCCTCACCGCGCACTACCGGGCGATTGCAGAGGCAAATCCGGCCCAGGCAGGGGAGCTAAAGGGGTGGCTTAATCGGGTGGCCGCCTAAGCGGCAGCCGCCAACTGTTCCGCTAGCGCCTCGGCTTCCCGCTCGACCTCGGCCTGCGTCCAGTAATGCCCGCGGACAAGACTCGGGCATAGTGCTCGCAGCCGCACAGCCTCGGGTGCATCCGTGCTTGGGTCGTATGAAGAATCACCCGAATGCGCGCAGTCGAAGCCGAACCAGTACCCACAGCCGTCTTCGTGTTCGTCGCAGGGCTCGATCTCGGCGAAGGTGAGACCGCCGTGGACGTCAACATCCACGTCATCGTAGCCCCCGCCATGTAGCGCATGGCCCGGAGGCACCCGAACGTAGCCGCAACGGTGGCCGCCCTCTTGCTGTTGGACCACGGCGCAGGATAATCCCGCATGCTTCCATTCCCGCTCAACCCTGTATGGCGTAACCGGTAGACACATTTTCTCTCCTTTTTCTACAGCGAAAGGTCCCGCAATGAAACCACTCTATATCTTCGTGCTCGCGCTGGCCGTCGCTACGACCGCAACCGCCCCGGCTCAATTCCCCGCCTTCACCTGGCAAGCGAACCCCGGATGGTCCGCGTGGCCCCCGTGCACAACGAAGGTTACCACCATGTGCCGAACCGGCTTCGCAATCTCGGACGTCACCAAGCCATCGGCGCCCTTCAATGTCTCGAACACCATCTCGGCGACCGCCTTGTCCTACACCATGTGGAAGATGCCGACGGTCGGAGTCCACACCTTCAGCTTGGTCGCGAACGCCAAGAACCAGGCGGGAGCCGCGACGGCATCAACGCCGGTAACCCTAACGACCACCATAAAGGCTGCTGCCGCCCCCGGGGCGCCCCTGGCTTTCGCAATCAAAACCCCGTAACGAGGTGACTTCTTGAAACGACTTCTCTGGCTGCTACTTCTCGCGGCTTCGCCCGCGCTCGCGCAATCGAACAGCGTTACGTTTACCTGGCAGGCCAACTCCGCATGGGCGACGTCCTGGCCGGCCTGCTCGACAACCGTGACCACCGATTGCCTTAGTGGCTTCACCTTGAGCGACATCACGAACGCCACCAAGCCGGTGGTTATCAGCTCAACGATTGCGCCCACGGCGTTGACCTATACCCAGACGCCTGCGGGAGCGGCCGGATCGCATACTTACTCGCTCGTGGTCAACGGCAAGGACCAGAGCGGCAATCCTGCGGCCAGTACGCCTGTCACGTCCACGGCGACCATACCGAGCAACACGCCGCCTCCGCCGGTCAACTTCAGCGTCACGCCGTAACTAGTGCGAAATCACGAAATCATGATAATGCGATAACGAAAGGAATTCTGCCATGAAAGCTTTCCTCATCCACGCAATCGAGAACTGGAAGACGACCGCGAGCGGGCTTTGCTCGTTTCTGATGGTAACCGGAACCTTCGTCTCCGGTTATTTTGCCCTAAACCAGTCGCCGAAGTCGCTGGAGATTGCTGGCGCCGCGACATTCATCAGCAGCCTCGCGAAGGTCTACGTCGCCATGCTGCAGACCGATGCCGGCAAGACGGCTGCAGTCGTTCCCGGAGAGGCCGCGGTGCAGATGGTGGCCTCGCACGAAGTTCCCGACAGGCCGGATGCCACGCCGGCGGTTAAGGTGGGGAAGTAGGCGTCAGCGTGTAAAGCGCACATACCCGCGCCAGCGATAACCAATCACCCAGCGCCCATCCATCGCACTCCTGTACCAGCAGAGCCATCCGCGAAATCCATACGGCTGGACAAAGAAGAACCCCAAGAACGGCCTGTATTTTCGGGGCGGCCAATCCTGGCTCCTCACGCCTGGACCGCCTCCTCCGGAAGATACCCCTCGCACCCGCAACTCCCCAGCCTGCAATAACCCACCCCGCCAATATGCTCAGCCTTTGTGTGTGTGCAATCACACGGCGGAGCTATCTCTTCCGGCTCCTCCTGCATCTCCTGCACCTCTGCGGCCGGCTCGGCCAGCGCAATCTTGGGCGGCTCCGTCAGCATGCGATGGCGGATCCTAAAAGTTCCGTCCGGCAACGGCTGACAGTCGATAACCTCCTGAGCAAGATTCACGGCAGCCAAATCTATCTTCGCGAGAACGAGTTCCTTATCTTCGCCGCCGTAGGTGCGCGTGACGGCAATCAGGATGCGGAGGATATTGTCGCGGGCCCCAGAGACGGCCTGAAGCTGTTGCTGGAGTTGCATGGTATGCGATTGCATCGTCTTGATGGACATGCGGCCTCTAAAAAGCGGCCTGGGCATTGCACCCAGGCCATTCCGTGGTTGCATCTCCCAGTGGTGGGAGCTTATCGCGGCGGCCCATGGCCCGTCATGTGAGTCACCAGCCGGGTAAACTCAGAGTCGTTTTCCACTGCCGCCGCGTCCGCAGGCCATGTTGCCCTGACCTGGGGAAACTTGATTAAAGCTTGGAGCCGGCTGGACTCTCAAAGATTAGCTAAAGCTGCGTACGCTAGCCGCGGCATCATCGATCCAATCGCCACTAAAAGGCACCGGCGTAATCAGAATAGCGGGGCCGTTCGGACTTGCAGCTACTACCCTTCGACCGATCTTACGGGCTTGTGTTCGTGGGTTCGGCTTACTATGGCCCACTCGCGGCATCAATCGGCTTGGCTCCGCGCCCATTTACCTCTCCAGGATTCGCTTCCTACTAGGCCCCTTCGTCGGGTGGTATCTCGGTTAAACTGCTGGCGCCGCCGGTTTGCTCGGCGCCGGAATTGTATTCAAAAGCGCAACGAAGGCATTCGTCCAGTTCGTGATCGTGGTCGAATCCGCAGTGATGCCGCGCTGCTTGAGATAGTCGATCGCGATCGGCTCCAGCGAAGAAACCACTGCGGCCAACTTCACTGGCCCGGTTGCGGTACCGCTGGCCGCCGCCAGGCCGGTAGCCTCGGCGTTCCCGAGCATGGCCAAGGTGGATTTCAAGAGGCCGGCCATTCCAGGGAACGCCTCCTCGAGATACGGGTCCGCAGCCGCGTCAAGCTTCTCGGCAATGGGCAGGCCCTTAACGAAGATTTCCTTGATGACCGAACCGGCGTGGTCAAGGATGGATACAAATGCGTTTGCCATGGAACTATTCCCCCTATTCAACGATCTGATAGACGACCTTTAGCCCCAACCTTTTCAACATAGCCTTGCTCGGGAAACGCTCCCCTCGAAGCACGCGCGAGACCTCCAATTCGGAGCAGCCAAGTGCCTCGGCGAACTCCTTTCTCGACCGCGCGCCCATCTTGTGTTGCACGAACAAAATCATGTTTTCGGGCTGAACGACGTTCATTGGCATGGCTATCATCTTAAAAACCTGGGCCGTTTTCCGTCAAATAGGTTTTACCACACTTTGCGGCTAATAATACAGAAATGTTTTTCAGGCAGCCGTGAACCCTATAAATACAGGGGAAAATCGACTTAGTCACAAAAAATAATCCAAAAATGGATTGACAACGGTCTAGCGCCGTGGCTATAGTTACCGAAATGAGCATCACGGCCCAGGTCGTTTGCGATGTCTGCGGGAAACCCAAGGGCGTAGTCAATCACTGGTGGCTGGCTTACGAATCAGTGCGGACGGCATCGATCTATCTAACGCCGTGGAGCGAGGAAAACTCCCGGATATGCGGTACCAAGCATCTCTGCGGCCAGCAGTGCGCAAATGTTTTGCAGAATCAGTGGATGGAAAGGAATATATGTCAGTCGCTCTAGAAGTACTTCAGCCGCAGCAGCAGCTTCAGCGCCGCACCCTTGAACCCAACACGATGGCCGAGGCCAAGGAGTTCGCAGAGCTCGCCGCGAAGTCCGACCTGGTCCCAAAGGACTACAAGGGCAACGCCTTCAATATTCTCATCGCCATTCAGTTCGGCAAGGAACTCGGCGTGCAACCGATGCAGGCGCTCCAGGGGATTGCGGTTATCAACGGTCGGCCTTCCGTGTGGGGAGACTTGCAGCTCGCCATCGTAAAGTCGCACCCTGAGTGCGAGGACGTTGAAGAAGACGACATGGCCGACATCCGGACCCACGAGAAGGCGACCTGCATCGTCAAGCGCAAGGGAAAGAAGCCGGTAAAGCGCAGCTTCTCAAAGGCCGACGCTGTTACGGCGAAGCTTTGGGACAAGGATGGCCCATGGAAGACCTATCCCTACCGCATGCTCCAGATGCGCGCCCGCGGCTTCGCCTTGCGCGATGCGTTCCCCGATGCGCTGAAGGGGCTCATAAGCGTTGAGGAGGCTGGCGACTATGAAGGCCCAACGATTGAAGGCCCGTTCCGGTCCATCGCAGAGATGCCACCGCTCGACGAGCCCATTACCCAGGACGAGGCACGCGAGTTCGGCAAGGCCTGGAAGGCCAGCGGGCGGACGATTGAACAGGCGAAGGCCTGGCTCAAGGAAGCACTAAGCACCGATTCATCGCTGAAAATTCGCAAGAGCCAACTCCAGAAGGCGATGGCATGGGCCAAGAACGAGCAGCCGGCACCCGCAGAGCAAAACGGCAACGGCAACGCGGAACCGCACGACAAGAAGCTCGTCTTCGAGCTGTTCGGGATCTTGCGTTATGACGACGTCCAGCGGGCCCAGGCCGTTAAGGACCACACGGTTCAGGGCGCGAGCACGGATTGGAAGACGCTGGCGCTTGAGCTTGAGAAGCAGTTGCCCGTTGAAGGGTAGAGAACTCCTGCGGCGACCCGGTGTCGCGCCCGGGGTTGAAACGCTAGTGGCACCCACATAGCGCGTGAGCCGACGGCTAAGCATGCGGCCTATATAAGCGGCGAATTAAGCGTGGGGCGGTCGGTGAATTTTAATCCGGCCCGCAGGAAAAGGATTTTATGGAAGACCTGGCATTCTCATTCGAAGAAGACCGGCACATCTACCGCAACGCCGCGGGCATTGAGCGGCCATCGGTGACCGGCTCGCTGACGGCGCAGGGCATCTTCAACTTTTCCATGGTGCCTGCAGACGTCTTGGAGAATGCGCGCCGCCGCGGGCGCAACGTCCACAAATGGTGCGCAGAGTACGACATCCACGGCTTCATCGACGACACCTGGATGGCAGACGACGAGATCCCATATTTCGAGGCGTGGCTAAAATTTCGCCGCGAAGTTAAGCCCAGGATAATCGCCGTCGAGCAGCCCATGCTTGGCTTAATCTGCGGGGTTGAGGTTGGCGGGACTCCAGATGTTGAGGCCTGGATAGGGCCAGTGAGATACATTATCGACCGAAAGTGTTGCGCCTCAAGGCATCCCGGATGGGCGCTGCAGACTGCGGATTACGAGCTCTTGAAAACCGGCCGCCCGCGCTGCGGCCATTTGGGCCGAATGTCTGTGCAGCTGTTTCCCACGGGAAGATATGCGGCCATCTGCTACGAAGATCCACGCGACGCGGACGCCGCGATTGCTGCGGTAACGCTCACCGCCTGGGACGACCAGGCTAACGAAGCCAACGCGGACCATGCCCGCGCAACCCTGAACGCATGGAAGAAGAACCACGGCATAAAGGCCGCGTAGGAGAAGGCTATGACAACTGCAACCGTCATCGAGCTCAAGGATGTTGAATCTGGGCGAATCAAGCAGGCCGGGTACGACGAAGAAAACTTCGTCCTGTATCTCCGGTTCCATCCGACCAAGAAGGAGCCCGCCGGGGCGGTCTACGGATACCCAAACGTCGGCGAAGAAATGGCAGATGATTTCTTCCATGCCGATTCCCTTGGCACTTACTTCGCCGCGCATCTGCTCAAGAATCCAGACCACCCGTCCTTTAAGGTCGAGGGCGAGCCCGCGGCGGTAGAAGATGAGCCGCAGGTTCCCGCGCAAGCCGCCGGCATCCCGGAGATCCCGGAGGACGAGGACGAGCTCAAGCTCCAAGCCCTCGCGGTGGCCGTCCAAGTGAAGGCGCTGAGCATCGTCTCGTCCGATGAGTACCTGGTCGCCGGAAACGAACTGGTGCGCCTGCGCGAGATGCGCAAGCGGGCCCAGGAGCGCGTTGACCGGCTACGCAAGCCGGCCTATGACGCCTATCAGGCCACGCTCGAATTGCAGCGCGATGTGATGAAGCCCTATGACGAGGCTGAGGCTTTTCTCGACCGCGGCATGGCGGGATATCGCCAGCGGGAGAAGAACGAGCGCCTGCGCCTGGAGGCAGAAGAGAACCGCAGGCGCCGCGAAGAGGCCGAGGCTGAAGCCAAGCGCAAAGCGAAGGAGCTGGCCGAGGCTGACGCCAAAGTGGCCGAGGCGCAAGGCCAGCCGGAAGTAGCTGCGCAGATTCGCCAGCAGCCTTTGCCGTTGACTCC